ACAAAGACCTGATTTGACAGAAGAAGATATCTTTGATATAATAGATATAGTAGGCTTTAATGAAAACTTCTTAGAAGAAGTAAATAAATTCTATCCACTTAATAAAGGAACCGGAGATTGCGCAGCTTAATCTTAGATGTAGAAACAACTATAAGCAACAAAGGCAATCCATTTGATGAAAGGAATAAACTCTGTTATGTTGGTCTCTATAGCGATAGTCAGCATTACCTTTATGATATTGATTATAGCGGAAGTCCTAACCGACAACGACTTGACAATATACAAAGACTCATTGACAGCCACGATACTATTGTTGGCTTTAACATCAAGTTTGACTTGCATTGGATAAGACGCTATGGAATTAATATTGTGGGTAAGCGTGTTTGGGACTGTCAGTTGGTACATTATATACTTACACAACAACAAAATCCCTATCCAAGTCTTAATGGTGTCGCTGAGTATTATGGTCTGGGTAACAAGCTTGATGTTGTTGCTAGTGAGTATTGGGGCAACAATATCGATACCACGGAAATCCCTAGAGATGTTCTTGAGGAATATCTTATAGGTGATTTGCATTTAACGCAAAAGGTGTATGAGAAACAACTAAAAGAATTTGCGTCTCTCGCAAAGTCTACACAGCGATTAATTAGTTTACATAACCAAGACCTACTGGTCTTACAGGAGATGGAATACAATGGTATTATCTACAATGAAGAAGGATGTAATGAAGGAGCTAAAGATCTTTCTACTAGCATTGCGCGTATTGATAACGAGCTTTACTCGTATCATATGCTTTCTGAGTTTAATCCCAGCAGTACTGAGCACGTATCTTCTCTCTTATATGGGGGCACTATTAAATACAGGCGTAAGGAAGTTGTCGGAGTATTTAAAACTGGAGCCCGTAAAGGTCAAGAGAAAGAACAATGGAAAGACTATGAACAAACGTTTGAAAGATTAGTTACACCTATTAAAGGATCTGAGTTAGAGAAAGAAGGATTCTATTCGGTAGATGATCAAACGTTAAAGAGTTTGAAGTTTAGAACTAATAAAGCACGTGAGCTTGTGGAGCTCATCTTAGCAAGAGCAACACTAATGAAACGACTCACTGCTTATTACCAAGGACTACCAGACTTAAGAACTAAAATGAATTGGCCTGTAGGTAAACTACATGGTGTATTGAATCAATGTGTTGCTAAGACAGGAAGACTATCGTCTACTAAACCTAACTTACAAAACTTTGATGGAGAAATTAAACAACTATTTGGGAGTAGGTATGCTATTACAAGCTGACGCAAAAGCTTTAGAGTGGGTCTGTGCTACATACCTTTCTCAAGATGAAACTGCTATAAAGGAGATATGGGATGGAACTGATCAGCATAGCGATAATCAACTTAGGTTTGGGCTTCCTTCTAGGCTCATTGCTAAGACATTTGTTTTCAGACTCATCTACGGAGGTAGTGCTTACAGTTATGCTCATGACGTTAATTTTACTGGTGTATCTACATCTGAATCTTTCTGGCAGAATGTTATAGATGAGTTCTATAAAAAGTATAATGGGTTAGCAAAGTGGCATAAGTTAATTGTCGATCAAGCCATTCGGGATCGCCAACTAACTATGCCTACGGGTAGAGTTTATAAGTATGAACCAGAAGTAAAGTATGGTAAAGTCAAATGGCCTCGCACGAAAATCTTAAACTATCCAGTACAAGGATTAGGTGCAGACCTGATGGCAATAGCAAGAGTGTCTTTAGCCAATAGGCTTAAAGATGTAGCAGGAGTTAAACTTATTAATACTGTTCATGATTCGATAATACTTGACTATGATGATAAAGTATGCGATAATAATAGTATAGTAAGTTTAGTTGATAAGTGTTTTATGGATATTCCAACTAACTTTAAGAAGTTGTTTGGAGTAGATTTTAACCTTCCTATGCGGGTCGAATGTCAAGTTGGACCTAACTGGGGTAACATGGAGATAGTTAATGTTAATTAATATTGTAGATATTGGTGCACCAAATAGCAAGACAACTAAGAACGGTAGATCTTATCAAGAAATTGAAGTTACTTATAAGAACGAACAAGGTCAATTAGGTAACAAAAAGCTTATCTCATTTAGTAATCCTAGTGTGTTTAATCACATTAAAGATTTAACTAAAGGTGATCAGATTAATGTTACAACAACTAAAGATGCTGCAGGTTACTGGCAGTGGACTGGTATTGGTGGTGATGCTTCAACTCCTTCTACTAGTACTCAATCTAAACCAGCACAAGCTGGTGGTCGTGTAACTGGTAGTAACTATGAAACTAAAGAAGAACGTGCCGCCAGGCAAGTCTATATTATTCGTCAGAGCAGTATTTCCTCTGCGGTTGAACTCTTAGGTGCAGGTAAAAGTGTAGATGAAGTATTGGCTGTAGCTAAGAAGTTTGAAGAGTATGTCTTTGCTAAGGATCCTAATCCTACTAAAGAAGTAAACTTTGATGACTTAGAGGATGATATCCCAGTATAATGAAAGCACTTATTGATGCTGATATCGTAGCGTATAGGGTTGCCTGTACGCTACAAGATGATGATGACAAAGCCTTTGCATACGCTAGGACAGAAGATCTAGTAGATCAAATCCTAGTGAATACAGAGGCTGAGTCTTATCGTCTATTCCTAACCGGCAAGGATAACTTTAGATATACAATATACCCTGAATACAAAGCTCATAGACCTAAAGAGAAACCTGTCTGGCTAGAACCTATCAGACAATATTTAATAGCTACGTTCAATGCAGAAGTAATCGATGGCATGGAAGCTGATGATGCCATGGGTATGAACCAACAAGATGGGACAGTTATATGTTCTATTGATAAAGACTTACTAATGATTCCCGGTAAGCATTATAACTTTGTTAAGGATGAGTTCTATGATGTCACTGAGTTTGAAGGCTTAAAGCATTTCTACAAGCAGTGTCTTATGGGAGATCGTTCTGATAATATTAAAGGGATAGAAAAGATTGGGCCTAAAAAAGCTGACAAGCTTTTAGAAGCCTGTACTACTGAGCAAGAACTATTCAACGCTGTCAGAGAAGCTTATAGCAACGATGACGAGTTTAAAATGAATGCAAGAGTTCTTTGGATAAGACAAACTAATAGAGAGGATTGGCTAGATGATTATAAGAGACTGTATGCAGAATGACGATGGGTCCTTGGACTTTGACTTTCATGTAGACCCTAAAGAAGCAGCATTCTTAATGGACTATGCAATCAAAGAACTAGTTCGCAGAGGTGTGTTCACTGTAGCAACAGAAGTTGCGGAACAAGAGTTAGATTTATTTAAACAGGAAGGCGGTCAGGTCAATTGATATTGGTCCTGATTACTATTGCAATCATAACTAATTTAATACGGCTAGATTAGTTATTACTACTATCATAATTTCGGGGGCGATCAATGATTAATAATTGGGTTTTAAAAGCATTTCTAGGTCTGGTACTAATCCTTAATCTGTTTTGGATTGGTTTAGTAATTGACAGATTGGTCGCTCAAGATTGGCGATATTTACACTACAAATACAACGAGAATGCAATTGTCACTATCTCTAATGTTGATTGCTTTATTCCGGAACTTCAAGGACCTTATCCTTGGGCTGCGATAGCAACAAGAATTGATGGTGAAAGATTGTTAGGTTGTTACAATCACGAAGGTGATAACATTGTAATTCAATGGTGGAAAGGTGATAAGAGTATCTTTAATGCAGACCTCTTTAAACTTGATCCTAATTTAGATAAACTTTATAAAACTAAACCAACAGTATAAGGATAACAAATGAGTAAAGGTAATTCACCCGCATTCCCATGTCAAGATAATAAGAAACAAATCTGGACAGGTATGAACCTTAGAGACTACTTTGCACTAGAAGCTATGAGTGCAATCATAGAGTCTGCTACATTACTTAAATGGGAAGACATTCCTAAACGCTCTTATAAATTAGCCGACATGATGTTAAGTGAACGTGAGAATTATAAGTGAACTGGACAGAAGGTAGACGAAAGTCTTTTATAACTAGTGTACTAAGAAGTGGCTATCGGAGGTGGCCTCCTAAGTATGAAACACTCAAAGAAGCACAAACAGGAAAGAAAATCAATGAGAAAACTAAGAGACTCGCAATGCACTACAAATGTAAGAAGTGTAAAGAAGACTTCCCTGCTAAGGAAGTTCAAGTCGACCATATTAAACCTGTGGTGGACTCTAAACAAGGATTTAAGACCTGGGATGTTTTCATCGACAGGCTCTATTGCGAGAAAAAGAACTTACAAGTCTTATGCAAGACATGCCACTCCGAGAAAACCTTAAAAGAAACAAAACAAAGGACAAAGAAATGAGTAAGATATTACTATTAGATATTGAAATGGCTCCTAATGTAGCCCACGTGTGGGGTATATGGGATCAGAACATTGGTATCAATCAGTTACAAGAGTCATCTTATGTCATGTGCTATGCCGCTAAATGGTATGGTGATAAGAAGATGATATTTGACTCTGTTAAGAAGTCTGGTGAAAAGAAAATGTTAGCTGGTATACATAAGCTTCTAGACGAAGCTGATGCAGTAGTACACTACAATGGTAAACGTTTTGACATACCAAGTCTTAATAAAGAATTCTTACTTCATGGTATGTTCCCACCAGCACCCTTTAAAGAGATTGACTTATTGACTGTAGCTAGGGGTAGATTTAGATTTGTATCTAACAAATTAGACTACGTAGCACAGTCATTAGGTTTAGGTAAAAAAACTGAACATAGTGGCCATGAGTTATGGGTACAATGTATGGCAGGTATTCCTAAAGCTTGGAAGACTATGGAAGAGTATAACAAGAACGATGTTATCCTTCTAGAGAAGGTTTATGAACGTTTTAAACCTTGGATTAAGAATCATCTTAATCGTAATCTAGTTGAAGGTACTGACTTATGTTGTCCTACATGTTCATCTACTAACTTCCAACGTCGTGGCTTTAACATGACAGCGGCAGGTAAGTATCAAAGATATCAATGTAGAACTTGTGGTAACTGGTTTAGAGATAATAAGAATCTTAAACCTAAAGGTTCAACAAAGCTTGTCAATGTTTAAGAAAGGTGATATAATATTATGAGTGCTTTAAATAAACAAATAGCAGGTAATCATTATAAAAGCTTTGCTATACAACCTATTGAGTTTATAACTAAAAACAATTTACCATTCATTGAGGGAAACATTATTAAATATATTTGTAGATGGCAAGACAAAGGTGGTGTGGAAGACCTTAATAAGGTCATTCATTATGTTGAATTATTAAAAGAATTGAAGACATAATATGTTAACGTTAGAAGAACTAAAAGAGAAGTTAGCAGAACAGATTGATGAGATTACTCTTTTAGATATACTGGGTATTACATCTTATGACCTTGTTGAAAGGTTTGAAGATATAATAGAAGATAAATTTGAGAAACTAGAGAAAGAAATAGATGGCTGATAAACTCAGTGATTATGGACGCTTTATCCATAAAAGTAGATATGCTCGGTACTTAGAGTCTGAGCAACGTCGTGAGTCATGGGAAGAGACTGTAGCAAGGCTAATGGTTTATGTACAATCTAAAGTACCTGAGTTAACCACAGATCCTGTTTATAAAGATAAGTTAATTGAGTTACATAATGCTATTCTTAATTTAGAAGTTATGCCTAGTATGCGTCTTTTAATGACTGCAGGTGAAGCATGCGAAAGAGATAACATCTCTGCTTACAATTGCTCTTACCTTGCTATTAATAATAAACGAGCTTTCTCTGAAGCTCTTTACATACTAATGAACGGAACTGGTGTGGGATTCTCTTGTGAACGTCAAGAGATTAATAAACTACCTACACTACCTGATAAATTTAGGGAGGTAGATGATGTTATTGTCGTTGGTGATTCCAAACTCGGATGGGCCAAGGCCTTTAAAAAGCTTCTGTCATCATTGTGGGAAGGAGACATCCCAAAGATTGACTATAGTAAAATTAGACCGGCCGGGTCCAGACTTAAAACATTCGGTGGAAGAGCTTCGGGTCCAGATCCATTGCGAAAGTTGTTTAACTTCACACTCGAATTATTCAAGCAAGCTGCTTCGAGAAAACTTAATTCTTTAGAAGTACACGATATTATGTGTATGATTGGTGAGATTGTAGTAGTAGGTGGTGTAAGACGCTCTGCTCTAATCTCTTTGAGTAACTTAACAGATAAAAGGATGCGAGATGCAAAATCAGGAGCCTGGTATAACGATCACCCTTACCGAGGACTTGCCAACAACAGTGTGGCCTACACCGAAAGACCCGATTCTGAAACTTTCATGGAAGAATGGCTCGCTTTGGTTAAGTCCAAATCAGGTGAACGAGGAATCTTTAATCGTGTTGCTTCTCAGGCTCAAGCAGGAAAATGGGGGAGACGAGATCCGCTTCTCAGCTATGGCACCAATCCATGCTCAGAAATTATCCTCCGTGATAAACA